TTACGATCTACGGAATGGCGACCGCATCCAGAGCATGACAGTAACGGAGGACGATACAGATGACGAAGGAAATCAGAGCGTTTAACTTTGAGGTCCGCGCCGAACAGAACGACGAGCACGGTCACTTCCTGACCGGACAGCCGATTGTATACAACGAGCGGACAAACTTAGATTGGTACGATGAAATCATCGACGACGGCGCACTTGCGGAAACAGATCTCCGTGATGTGCGTTTTTTAGTTAATCACAATACGGACATGATCCCTCTGGCAAGGTCCAGAAACAACAACGCCAACAGTACAATGCAGATGCAGGTCGTGCGGGGCGTGGGAATGTCCATCCGCGTTGACCTCGATACAGAGAACAATGCGGAAGCAAAGAGCCTGTATTCGGCCGTGAGTCGTGGAGACATAACCGGAATGTCCTTCATGTTCACGGTCGATTCGGATAGTTGGGACGATCTGGAGAGCGATCACCCTACTCGACACATTCGGAACATCTCGAAGGTGTACGAGGTGAGCGCCGTGACCTTCCCCGCATATGAAGCAACGTCGATCACTGCACGCGGATTGTCTGACGCACTGGAGAGCGCGAAGGCATCACTGGAGAGTGCAAAAGCAGAGCAGAGAGAGATCGAGCGGAAGAAACAGAAAATCAGAATTCTTATGGAGGTATAAATCATGGAATTCACCAATATGACAGTCGAGGAGCTTGAGGCAAGACGTCTTGCTATCGTGGAAGAACTCGACGCTGACGGTGCAGACCTTGACGCGCTTGAAGCAGAGGCGAGGGGCATTAAGGCTGAACTCGAAGCAAGGAAAGCGGCGGCCACCAAGAAAGCCGAAATCCGTAAGAGCGTCGCAGACGGCGCAGGAACTATCATCAACGAAATCCCCAAACAGGAGGAAAGAAACATGAGAACGATCGAAGAGATCAGATCAAGCAAAGAATACGTTGACGCATTTGCGCGTTATATCAAGACTAACGACCCCACAGAGTGCAGATCGCTGCTGACAACTAACAGCGATGTAGAGTCTAATCCTGGACAGCTTCCTGTCCCTACGATCATCGAGGGCAGAATCCGCACTGCATGGGAAAAGAGCGGAATCCTCGAAGAAGTCAGAAAAACATACATCAAGGGCAATGTCCAGATCGGTTTCGAGCTGACAGCAACCGGCGCAGTTGTCCATGCAGAGGGCACAGATGCACCCGCTGAGGAACAGCTTACTTTCGGCGTTGTTACCCTGATCCCGCAGACAATCAAGAAATGGATCCGCATCTCCGATGAAGCCTATGACATGGGCGGCGAGGACTTCCTCAATTACATTTACGATGAGATCACTTACAGAATCGTTAAGCAGGCTCGCACCATGCTGATCAACGTGATCAAGAACGCACCCGCAACAAACGGACAGAACGCAATCGGTGTTCCAGCGATCACTGGCACACCCACCCTCGCAGTCATCGCACAGGCGGCGGGTCATCTGTCTGAGGATGCAACCAACGTATCCGTGACAATGAACAGACTCACACACGCGGCATTTATCGAAGCAATCGCGGCTAACGGATTCCTGTTCGATCCTTTCCAGGGCTACAAGGTCCACTATTCCAGCGACCTTCCTGCATATGCAGACGCTACTTCCGGACAGACATGGATGATCGTTGGTGACTATGCAGGCGCAACTGCTAACTTCCCCGCAGGCGATGGTGTGAAGCTGAAATACGATGACCTCACCGAGGCACAGGCTGACCTCATTAAGATCGTGGGGCGTATGCCTATCGCTATCGGAATCACCGAGCCTGGAAGATTTGTAAAGGTCAACAAGGCATAAGGAGTTGAATGATGGCGGATTTATTACTGGTTGAAAAAGCGAAGATGGCGAACAGGATGACGACGGACAAATTTGACCCCGAAGTCAACAGGCTTCTCGACGCGGCTATGCTCGATATGGGAGTCGCGGGGGTAGAAGTCCCCGAAGAAGCTGACCCGCTTGTCGAGCAGGCCGCCATCACGTATTTCTTAATGAACTTCGGAGAGCCTGCCAACTATGACAGGCTCAAGAGGTCCTACGACGAGCAAAAGGCGCAGTTAAGCACCTGCACGGGGTATACGACATGGACAAGAGCGACGTTATCAGACTGATAGGGACAACGACCCAGAAAGATGAATACGGCGTTTTGCAGACTGTTGAAAACGCACCCCGTGAGGTCATGTGCCAAGTAGACAGCGTGACGCGCTCGGAGTTCTTCGATGCGGGACGCAACGGATTGAATCCAGAGTTTGTGTTTCGCGTGTTTTTTGCGGACTACGAGGGCGAGCGGATTGTCGAGTACAACGGCAAGCGCTACGGCATCTATCGCACCTATCACGGGCGGGATGATGTTGTGGAGCTGTACGCCGAGCGGAAAGGCGGCACGAATGGCGGGAATTAACCTTGACAAGGCCGTGAACGATATCCTGTCGGAATTCTCCGCGGATGTCACAAAAGCGGCGCAGGAAGCCGTCACAGAGGTCTCCAAAGAGGCTGTAAAGAAGCTCAAGCAGACCGCGCCAAAAGGCAGGACAGGCAAATACGCAAAAGGATGGACAAGCAAGGTTGAAAAGACCGTAACAGGCACAGAATCCATCATTTACGGAAAGAGCGGAACATATCAGCTTGCACATTTGCTGGAACATGGTCACGCAAGGCGCGGAGGCGGACGGAATGTCGACGGCATCGTCCATATCAAACCCGTCGAAGAATGGGCCATATCCGAAGTCGAGAAGAGAATCAGAGAGAAGGTGGAGCGATGACCCCACAGCAAGTAAATATCATGTTGGAATCTGTCGGAATACCGACCGCATATCATCAATTCGCAGAGAGTACGGGACAACAGCCACCGTTTCTCTGTTTTTTTTATGGTGACGGCAACGATGTCCTAGCAGACAACACCAACTATGTGAAAGTCGAGCGGCTCTTTGTAGAGCTGTACACAGACGAAAAAGATTTCACGCTCGAAAAGACAGTAGAAACCACGCTGAACAATTACGGAATCGTATTCGCGAAGTCGCAGGACTACATCGATACCGAGCGTATGCACGTAACTGTTTATCAGTCTGACATTGTTTTGGAGGTATAACCACTATGGCAGATACAAATAAAGTAAAATTTGGCATTAGCAACGCCTATTATGCGCTGTTAACGCTTGGCAATGACGGAACCGCGACTTATGGCACGCCCAAGAAGTTCCCTGGCTCCGTCAACCTGTCACTGTCTCCGCAGGGTGATATTAGTCCCTTCTATGCGGACAACATTGTCTATTATCAGTCCGGTGCTAATGCAGGCTATTCCGGCACATGGGAAGTCGCGAAGCTGACTGACGATTTCAAAAAGGATGTTCTCGGTTATGTCGAGGACAGCAACGGCGTTCTTCTGGAAGACGCCGACGCGGAGGTCGCACCCTTCGCGCTCCTGTTCCAGATTGATGGCGACGCGCACAACCGCAGACACGTTCTGTACAACTGTGCGGCAAGCAGACCGGAGCTCAATGCGAGCACGATCACGGACACAAAGGAGCCTGCAACAGACTCCATCCCGATCACATGCGCGAGCGTCTACAACGATAGTCTGCGCAAGAATTTCGTCAAGGGCTCTTGCAGCCCTACGGATGCGGCTTACTCCACATGGTTCACTGAGGTTTACCAGACGGGGGGAGAGCAGTCGACTCCGTAAGTAGCGACGTCGTCGGGGTCGGCAGGGTCGATTACATGACGTTGCGTAGTTAATAACGCACATGGGGACAGCACGGGCCCGTGTTTCCGTCCGCCTTACTCCACGGGCGGATTACCCATTTTTATTTAAAGGAGTACTGAAATGAGAGGAACGGTCAAAATCGGCGGAACAGAAGTGGATATGCTTGCCAATGGTGCGAGCCCGTTTATTTACAAGCGGATTTTCCACAAAGACTTTTTCAACGCGATGGGCACGCCTGACAAGGTGGATATTGACACGATCACGGAGATGGGATTCGTCATGCACATGCAGACGGTCAAGACCTTTAAAGAGATTCTGGACACCGTCAAGATTGATGACTTTTATGAGTGGGTTACACAGTTCGAAGCGCTCGACTTGCCTATGGCAACGAGCCAAATTATGGCGCTGTATTATGATCAGCAAAAGACAACTGTCAGGCTCAAAAAAAAATAGAAAAGACGGAGCGACCGTTCACAACGGCACTCTATGTATTAAGAGCACTCGAGGCAGGGATTCGCATCTCTGACCTCGATTTTTTTGAATTAGGCGACATTATGGACATTCTTGTGGAACATGGGAACGACGGCGAAAAGTATGACCGCATCATGACGCAAGAGGAAATGGATAAGTTCTGATGGCAAATATCAAGGGAATTACCATCGAGATAGATGGCAATACTTCAAAACTTCAAAAGGCGTTAAGCGGCGTTAATAAGTCCATCAA